AAGGACGTAAAACACGGTTGGTTAAAAACTAAACAAGCAAGTTTATTCTTTAAAAACCCAAACTTTAAACAGGAAGAACTAAACGAGATACAAAGGATAAAAAACGAATGTATAAAAGAAGTAAAGTTATACGCTCCGAAATATCACGCAATAGAAACAATAAAAAGCGAAGACACGCATTTACTTGTAATTGACATCGCAGACTTACATATTGGAAAACTTGCAACAGCATTTGAAACAGGCGAAGACTATAATTCACAGATTGCCGTTAAACGTGCAAAAGACGGACTACAAGGCATCTTAAACAAAGCTAAAGGGTTTAATATAGATAAAGTTTTATTTGTTGCAGGAAACGACATATTACACACCGACAACACAAGAAGAACAACAACAGGTGGAACACCACAAGACACGGACGGAATGTGGTACGACAATTTTATAATGGCAAAGAACCTTTACATTGATTTGTTAGAAAAATTATTAAGTTTTGCAGAAGTTGAAGTTGTATATAATCCAAGCAACCACGATTTAACACACGGCTTTTTCTTAATGCAGTTAATAGAAGCGCATTTTAGTAAGTCAACAATCAATTTTAATGTTAATTTGCTACACAGAAAAGCATTTAAGTACGGAAACAACCTAATAGGCACAACACACGGAGACGGAGCGAAAATCGAAAACCTACCTTTATTGTTAGCAACTGAATTTCCAATACTTTGGAGCAAAACTAAACACCGATATATTTATTCGCACCATATTCACCATAAAACAAGTAAAGATTTTATAGGAGTAACATTTGAAACGTTACGTTCTCCTTCAGGAAGTGATAGTTGGCATCAAAAAATGGGATATACAGGCGTTCCACGAGCGGTTGAAGGCTACGTCCATCACAAAGAATTTGGACAAATTGCAAGATTAACGCATATTTTTTAGTTTGATTAAATAATTTATTGTATATTTGTCATTCATAGTTGAAAAAAAAGAAAACAGTTGTAAGCTCCCCAGCACGCAGCTGTTTTTTTTTGTCACAAATTGTTACAATAAACGGTATAATTCCGATTAATTGTCCCGTTTTTTAGTGCTATTTGTGTTTATCTAAATAGACAATAGCTTTTTTTATAATGCTTGAACTATCTTTAAAAAACCCTAACCCAAGATTACAGTTGTTGCACAATAGTGCCCTAACCTTTCCTGTTTTATGGCAATGGTCAACAGCAAAATCTTTAGAATAATCATCTCTATGTATATTACATATAGCACAAGAATAGTTTTGAAAATGTAATTTAATATTATATTGTTCAGTAGTTAGATTGTAATTTCTTTTTCTTTGATATGCTTTCTGATAATTTACATCTCTATTTACATTAGCGCAAATTTTACAAGGAGAATTAAATCTATAATTCTTATTATGTTTTATATCTTTTTTTATATGAAATTTACTAACAAGCAATACTTCATTACAAGAATTACATTTTCTTGTAGCACCATTTTCTATTAACTGGTATAATTTTTCTTTTGTCATATTTTTTTTATAAAGATACAATAAATTATTTATATTGTCAAGAGAATTGTCTAGAAGTTTTTAGTGAAATAAATTGGACTTTTTATGGTTATAACCTTAATAATAGCAAAGATTTTAAGGGTTTTACCTGTATAATAATACATTATTAAGTAAAATTCACCTTAATTAAGTGTTTTACTTATTTATAATGAATATAAATTACACTTTTTTCTATTCAGAAAACCCAATAAACACAAGTATTTTAAAAATAATTTAAAAATAATTGTTAAAAAGAATTGTAGTTATTAAAATAGTATATATATTTGCATATAATTATTAACTAAACAATTTAAAAACTATGAAAAACTTTAACCAAGTATTAGACTTTTTGGAACTACAACAACAAGAAGACAAACTAAACACGAACCAACTGCATTTAATTATTCAAACTTTAGTAACATTTTTGAACAAAGAGCAGATGCAGGAAGTAGAAAATTTATTTAACCAATTTAAAAAATAAGACTATGAAAAACTTAATTGATTACTTTACACCAACAACCGAAGAACACAAATCGTTTTTAAGGCACTTTTTAGGCACTCTAATGGTGTTTATAGTGTTGGGTGGTACGTTTTATTGTTTAATGTATTTAAAAGCGTTGTAAGATGGAAAATAGAAATTTAGAATTTTGGAATAAAGGTTGGGAATTAACCTACGAATTTACAGGTTGGACTTATTCAATAGCAGGAACTTGGGAGTTCAACGATTGGGACGAAGTTTCGGAATATGCGTTTATTGAATTAGAAGTTGAAATTTCGCAAAAGTGGGAAACAGAAACAGACGACAATTTACAACCGCACGTTTTAGGTGTTCGTCTTTTGGAAGATTTGCGCCTTGAGATGCAGGAAGCAATAAACAGCGATTTAGCACACTACAACTTTTGGGAATGGAAAACAAGCAATGACGATAGTAACTACACTTTTTATTACGAGTTATGAAAAGTGGAACAACCTACGAGCAATTAGATTGGTGGCAACGACAATGGCGAGGAACATTTGACTTGGGGTTATACCTTGAGATTTGCAGAATTAAAAAAAACGAACAAATAAAATATAAAGAAATGAAACGATTTAAAGCAACTTTTAAAACTTGGGCGTATGTTGGAGCGCCTGTTAAGTTAGAAACACGAATAGTTGAAGCTTACGACTTTCAGCACGTTAAAAACTTAATACAAAAGAATGATGACATTATAATTGAAATTAAACAAATAGAACAATGATAGAATTAATAAAAGAAATAATAGAACAAGACGGACTTGCACAAAAAAACCGAAAACGTGAAATAGTACACAGGAGAATTTATTTGTTTAGGAAGCTACGCGAAGACGGACACACACTAAAAGGAATTGGAAGTTTATTTAATATGAACCACGCAACAATACTACACGGTTTAAAAACTTACCAAGACTTAAGCGATGTAAACGACAAGTTATTTTTACACGACATAGAATACTACAAATTGCTTTTGAGTTTAGAACGTCCAGAACTTGACCTACGAAAAGAGATTAAGGAAGCAAAGAATTTAAAAGACTTGCGTAAAATTCAATTAAGAATAAAAAATAAATTTTATTAATTCGTGTTTATGTTAAAATAATTATTAAATTTGCAATTGTACTCGTCTAACATTATAAGTACAAAAGGAATTATTACCCTTGTTTATGAAGTTGAAGTTAGACGCAACGGATTTTACAGGGGTTTTTTTATTTAAAAAATTTAGTATGGCTGAAGAAAAAAAAGGGTTTCTTTTGTATAGTGACATAATACATACAATAGAAAAATTAACAGACGAACAAGCGGGAAAATTGTTTAAACATATTTTAAAATATGTAAATGACTTAAACCCAGAATGCGAAGATTTAATAACGGAAATTGCATTTGAACCAATTAAACAAAGTTTAAAACGTGACTTGTTAAAATGGGGCGATAAGAAACAAAAACGAAGTGATGCAGGAATAGCAGGAGCAACAAAAAGATGGCAAAATATAGCAAACGATAGCAAACGCATAAAACCGATAGCAAACATAGCTGTAAGTGTTAATGATAGTGTTAATGTAAATGTAAAAGATATATATAGGAGCTTCGCTCATTTATCTATTTCTGAAGACGAAGTAAAAAAATTATTAGACAAACATACAATTACACAAATTAACAACGTACTAAACGACATTGAAAATTACAAGCAAAATACTAAATATAAAAGTTTATATTTAACGGCAGTAAAATGGCTACAAAAAAACGAACCAACTTCCGAAGGTATTTCACCTGAAGAAATAAAAGCAAGAAAATATGGATATATTAACTAACGGTTCAGCACTTGATTATTTATTGAACTACAGAGACGGTAAAATAAAACACGGTTTAGAACTTGGAAACGGACTTGATGACTATTTAAAATTTAAACGTAAACAAGTAAACATAATTTTAGGACACGACAACGTTGGTAAAACTTACTTTATAAATTGGTATTTTTTAGCACTTGCACTTAAACACAAATTAAAGTTTATTATTTGGAGCGGTGAAAATCAACACGGACAAATTTTGCGAGACTTAATACAAATGTACGCAGGAATAAATTTCAAACAATTAACCCACGATGAAATAAGAAACTATTCAGCATACTTGGAGCAATACTTTACATTTGTAAAAAACGACCGTCTATACAAACACGAAGAACTATTTAAAATATTTGAACAAAGCGAAGCAGACGTTGCACTTATAGACCCATTTACAGGGCTTGACCGCAATATGACTTATGAAGGCAACTACCAATTTATGAATGCAGCACGTCAATTTGTAAACAAAACAGGAATGACAATTTACATAAACACGCACCCGAATACTGAAAGCGGAAGGAGTTCTAATATTTATACTGAAGGAGACTTTAAAGGACATTTAAAAGCACCGTTAAAAGACCACGTAGAAGGTGGCAAAGCATTTACTAACAGGTGTGACGATATGATAGTAGTTCACAGACTAATAAAGCACGATGTAATGAAATTTGTAACTTGGGTTTCAACTGAAAAAATTAAGGACATAGACACAGGCGGAAAACATACCGGACTAAACGACCCTGTTTATTGCGAATATAATTACGGATTAGGTTTTAAAGTTTACGGAAAAGACGTAATTTCTGAATTTAGACCAACAACAAAAACTAACTTAAATATTTTTTAAAATGGAACTTGACTTATTGAGTAGCAGAATAAACTTAAACCACACTTGTTTAAAACTTAAAATTAGCATTAAAGACATAAAAACGAAACACCCTAACCGAACAGATTTAATAAGTTCAATGGAGCAAAGTTTGTACGAAATAAAAAAAGCAATGGTTGTTTACCAAACGTTAGAAAAAGAATTTAGAGCGACAAGACAAATTAACTTTGACCTTCAGCGTATAAATTTAGAGCAGATGCAGGAAATACAAAATTTTAAAAGACAAATAGAGTTAAACAATATGGAACTTTGAAAACACGAACTAAAAAATGTTTTAACTGCAAAGAAGAATTTACACCTTTTAACACCTTACAAAAGTTTTGTTTAAAAAACGAATGTATAAAAGCAATGGTTGAAACACAAAAGTTAAAGGAATGGAACAAGAAGAAAAAGAAGTTAGTTGAAGATTTAAAAACTGCAAATGACTATTTAAAAATAGCGCAACAGGTGTTCAATAAATTTATTCGTGTTCGTGACGCTGGACTAAATTGTATATCCTGCAACAAACCTTGTAAAAAAGAAAATGCAGGACACTACTATTCACAAGGTGGACACAGTAACGTAAGGTTTAACGAAGACAACGTACACTTGCAATGCGAAGCTTGTAACACTTATTTAAGCGGTAACTTACTTAACTATCAAATAGGTATTGAAAAACGAATAGGAGCGCAAAGATTAATGGAACTTCAGGCGAAAGCACACGATGAAAAAAAATGGACAAAAGACGAACTAAAAGAATTAATAGAAACATATAAACAAAAACTAAAATGTATTTTAAAATAACACAAGAACAATTAGAAAGAGCAAAACACCGAAACACGTTTGGTATATTAAAAAATTCAATAGAAAAAGGAAAAGGAAATTATTTAGGTTCAGTTGGAGAAATTGTTTTAATAGACTACTATAAAAATAAAGAAGTAAAATTTAAAGACGAACAAAATTTTGATTACGATTTTATAATAAACGACTATAAAATTGATGTTAAAACTCAATCAATGAAATACAAATATGAACCTAAACCATATTTTACTTGCCATATTCCAAACTTTAATATAAAACAAGATTGCGATTTTTACGCTTTTATGTTTATTAATTTAGAAACAAACGATGCTTATTGTAAAGGAATGATTAGAAAAAAAGATTGGAAATCAGTAGCAAAACTAAAAAAGCAAGGGGAAATGGGTCGCATAAAACCTTTTAAATGCGACACTTGGATTTGTTTAATTAGCGATTTATCAAAAATAAATTAAAAAAATAGTTGTTTATTAAATAACTATTCTTATATTTGCATATATTATTAACTTAAATTATTTAACTATGAAACATTTATTTAAAAGTTTAGCAGCGTTCCAACAAGAAGTACCTGTTATTCACAAAGCAACACAAGGTTACGGTTACACTTATGCAGACTTACCGAAAATTTTTGAAGTAATTAACCCGCTACTAAAAAAACACGGTTTAGGGTTTACACAACTAATTAACGGAACACAAATTGCAACTTGTTTATTTCACGTTGAAAGTGCTGAAAGTATCGAAAGCAAAATTGATATTCCGCAAGGAGTAATTTTAAAAGGAATGAACGAGTTCCAAGTTTTAGGTAGTGCAATAACTTATTTAAGACGTTACGCATTAAGTTCAATGCTTGGTTTAGTTACGGACAAAGACACAGACGCTTCTGGCGAACAAGTAAAACACGAACCAAAGAAGCCAACGATAACAAACGAGCGTTTTCAAAAAGCAATTGATGCAATAGGTAAAGGAGAATTTACAACCGAGCAATTAGTTGCAACTTATTCTTTGACTCCCGCACAATTAAAAACTTTAGCGATATGAAAAGAATTACTGAACAATCTATAAACGCATTTCTAAACGCAGAAAATTTTAACAAAGCAAATACAAGCGTTGAAGTTTTACCAAACGTAACTATTTTAAAATTGCATAATAATCCAATAGCGTTTAAATACAACGACCCTAATAAAACTTTGTCAATCACTAATTGTGGTTGGTTCAGCAACACTACTAAAGAACGGCTTAATGGTTTACCAAATGTTAAAATCAATCAAAAAAACTTTGAGTGGTTTCTAAATGGTAAACAATGGGATGGCAAATTAATTAATATATTATGAAGATACGTTGTTCAGCATTGGGGCGGTTGATGACCGCTCCACGCAACAAGACCGAACTATTAAGTCAAACGGCAAAGAGTTACATCCAAGAACTTGTTTTAGAACACAAGTATGGCATAAAAAAAGAGTTTAGTTCACGATATACGGACAAAGGATTACAATGCGAAGACGAAGCAATTAGTTTGGTAAATGATGTTTTAGGTTTAGGTTTTATATTTAAGAACGAAGAACATTTTAACAACGATTGGATTACAGGAACACCGGACGTAAACACGAATGATGTTTTACTTGACATTAAATGCAGTTACGAAGCGCACACGTTTCCGTTCTTTGAAGACGAAATACCTACAAAGGATTATTACTATCAATTACAGGGTTATATGTGGCTAACAGGAAAGACTGAAGCACTACTTTGTTATTGTTTAGTCAATACTCCTTTAGAAATAGTTGAAGACGAAATTAGACGTGAACACTGGAAGCAATTTAAAATTGACGAAGACGCAGAAATTAGAGAATACGTAGAAAAGAAACATAACTTTGACCACCTTCCAGAACAAACAAAAGTAAAAGTCTTTAAAATTGAACGTGATGAAACTGTAATTTGGGAAATACAAAACAAGGTTGAAGAAGCAAGGGTTTATTTTAACAGTTTAATTGAAACAATATGAAAGCAATACTTGAATTTAATTTGCCTGAAGACAAAGAAGAATTTGACTTTGCAAACAACGGAGTAAATTATTATTCAGCACTTACGGAGTTTGACAATTGGTTAAGAAGCGAATACAAATACAACGGTAACGAACCAATGTTTGAAGTAAGAAAAAAACTAAACGAATTTATTAACGAAAACAACGTGAAAATATGAAAGAAAAAACAATAGC